TAGTATTCTCAGCGATTGAACCTTGCTTATCCAAACGATTAAGAACTGTGTCAAAATCATTCAATGTAGAAGGAACACCACCTGACCATACGTTACCACGCTCTTCGATAGAAGAAAGTAAACCTTGAGATCCTTTGTTACCAACATCAGGTGTTGTAACAGCGAGGGCTCCAGAACCAATTTCAGCCTCAACGTGCTCAACCATCATCATTTCAAGGTAATCTTCGAAACGTAGACGAGTCTCGTGCTTAGATTTCAAGTACCAAAGGTATCCTGTACCATTGTCACCTTCAACTTCGATCCATCCGATCTGAGCCATGTCAGAACCAGAGATAGCAAACTTGTCCTTGATGATGATAGGAGAAACTTCAAAGATTTCAGTTTCAGCCTCCAAAGAACCTTGCATTCCGTTAGCTCCTTTTCTAAATTCAGAACCGTAAACAAAACAAGTAACTACATCGCCTGAAGCAAAAGTCTGACCATTTGCCTCATAGTAGGCAACTGTAAATGTAAGACCAGATACAGCTGTGATAATAGCTCTGTTAGATACAGCAGAAGTGTTAGCTGAAATAAATACAGTCTGACCAACACGGAAGTTACAAGCGGAGATACCGATATCACCAACTGTCAATACAGCTGTGTCCGCAAGCGGAGCAGCAGCAGATGTAACATTGATATATTTAGTGTGAAGACGACCTTCTTCTGACCATTTAATCAAGTCAGAGTTAGATGGAATCTCAGCACTCATGTTACGAAGGAACGATCCGATAGAACGATCTCCATAACGTCCGAATTCTTTCTCCATTGTATCAGGAAGATACTGGTTCAAGAAATTAAAATTTGTAAGGTAGTTGCTCTGCAACGTAGCCTTAACTGAACTTGGTTGTAACTCAAACGTAGGAGTTACCGATAATGAACCTGCCATTTTTTTTTAGTTTTTAGTTTTTGTTTTTACTTTTTATTTTATACTCTATATTGTCTCCGTCTAAGGATCTAACAGTGAAGCCTTGCTTTGGTGTTACCGTTGTTGCAGGACGACCCATGTCTATATTCTTAGATTCAACAGCTATGTTTTCGACACCATCCGACTTGCCCTTCTCATAAAAGAATTTAGCAAACTTATCTGGGTCTGAAGCAATGGTAATAGCTCTGTGAAAAAGTTCCGCATCTTTAACGTAACCGTCTTCATTTAAAAAGTTCTTAATGAACTTAGTAATATCTGACTGCTCCTTTATCGCCTTTGTATCTGATGGCTTGTAAACAACCTTTTTGTCATCGATATTAAATCCGAAACCTTCGAACTTATCTGAAAACAATTCATTTGTTTTAGCTTCAAAATACTCAGACCTTTTGCGTGCCTCCTGCTCAGATGTTGTCACCTGTTGCTTATTTTGCTTATAAGATTCAAACTCATCCTTATCTTCATCTGGAACAAAACTCTTACTTGACTCAAGCGGAATTTTATACTGCTCCTTCTGATCTTCTAGATATTGCTTGGCTCTTTTTAGCTCTTGTTTTAATGCTAACTTTTTAGATTTGATATCCTTCTCATCATCGAAGTCTTCATCGTATGAAAGTTCTTCAATCTTAAATGAGATATCTTCATCATCAAACTCTGGATTTGAATTCTTATAGTATTCATATAAGACAGACTTTTCATCCATCTTATCGAAGTCCTTATTAAGTCTTACAAAATCCTCAATCCCTCTACCAGTCTCTCGCTTAAACTTTAAAAAAGCAGCAGCGTCTTCAGGCAGTTCATCGTTAGCTTCTCTTTGCGCAAACAAATCATCTAAAGAGTTTATCTCTTTATTATATCTGCTTCTAAGATGTGAAAGAACGTCCTCTTCTTTTATTTCATTAGTGACAGGTACTGCCTGTTCACTATTTATTACTGTCTCTTCAGTTACCCCAGCTATTGGCTCATCGGCTACTGACTCAGTTGCATCTCCTGCAACTTCTCTCTCGTGTCTATCTACGAGTTCTTGTTCGTGTTCAACTACAGACTTCTCTTCGAACTCTACAGCTCTAACTTTGAATTCACTCATTATATTTGATTTAATTTGTTACAAAATTAACTAAAAAAACAATATTAGCATTTTGGTGCTTTTGGCATCTTAAACTTAGGCACTCCTTTAGTCTTTATTGTCTTTGCTATAGAAGCCTTTTTAGGGCTAGGTGCTTTTATACTTTTCATGATCCTTTTATCCATTTCTTGCTTGGTGATGCAGTCTTACTGGGACTCCACTTAATTTTGTCTGCCCAGTAAGCAGCTGATAATTTTCCTTTTGATATATTCTTTGCGTGTCTACTTTTGAATGCCTCACGTTGTCCGACAGTCTGATTAGTCTTTACACCTTGCTGTCCGAAACGTATTGTCTTAATAGTATCACCAACCTTGGCAACTACAATATGAGATTTAGTTGGATGGCTAGGAGTCTTCTTCGGTTGATTAAAACCCTTAACTCCAGCTCGTTCTAATCTTGAATCTTTCATTTCTTCTTAGCTGTTTTAGCTGCCTTCTTAAATGCCTTAGCTGTAGGCGCGCCTTTAGTTCCTGGCTTTCTCATTGTCTCTCCAGAGCCTGCTTCAATACGCTCTCGTTTAGCGTGAATATTTGCGTATAGTCCTTTTTTCATATTATTTTGGTCCAAATGATTCTAAGTCAAATCCTGATAAATCGTCTTCAGAACTTTCAAAGTTCTTTGCAGGAAGCTGTTTTTGTCTTTGTTCGATGAGGTCTGATTGCCTTGTTGCCTGTAGGTCAACTCGTTTATCCTTAGCTTTTTCCTTATCTGCGTCTCGTTTCTTAAGTCCATCTACTTCTATACCTTTTAATTGCATATTGTATTCAAACTCAATCTGCATCAATTGCTTCTTAAGTTCCACCTCCATTTGTAACTTCTGCATCTCTAACTGAATCTCAGTCTGCTTAACTTGAGACTTAACCTGAGCCTCAGCCTGAACCTTTTGAATAGCAGCATCGGCAGCAGCTTGTTGAGACATAGCGTTGTTATTGGCTTGCATCTGTGCAACTTGGTCTTCACGTTGTTGTTGTGCTACAAGTTTACGTTTGCGCTTAACTTTTAACAATTCATTTGCTACTTTAATGTTCTTAACATTTCTTATGTCTATTGCATCCTCAAGGTCAATAGCGTCTCGCTGTAAAGCAATCTGAATATTTCTCTCTAGCATCTCCTTCTCGTCCATGTCTGGATCAAGCTCGATGAAGATACCAAAGTCATATAGATACAAGTCCTTAACATCGTTAAGTATTCTCATATTGTACTTACCAATCTGCATTGCAAACTGATCTGCAAACGTAGCGTAGTTAAGTATGTCTGCTATTCTAATAGATACACATTCAGCAAGTCTCTTAACGATAGACATGCTTGCCTCCATTACGTGTCTAGTTGCTGTATTGCTGTTTAATGCTGCCAACTTCTGAACACCAACAAGTGCGTCAGGATTTGGCATTGATCCATCACGAGCCTCATTAAGTCCTGTGACATCACGAATCATACTAAGGTAATGGTTATAGCTTCCGATAAGTGCAGCAATCTTAGACTGACCGCTATTACTATTCAGCTCTTGAATTGGAACTCTAGCGTTATTAAACTCGCCATCACCAGTATAAGATCTACCAATAACGGAACCTGTCTGGAAGTACAACTTAAGTGCGTCCTCTGGATTGTAAGCAGCACCTGTTCCAAGGTCAACTTCATTCAGTCCATCAGCATCAATAAATACCCCATCAGGAACAATCCTTGCTTGTACTTGCTGTAGTTTTAAATGTATTAACTGTATCTGGTCAGCAAAAGGAATCATTCTCTTAACTAGTGAATCAATCTGCCCTTTATACATTCTAGGCGCAAACAATACATAATTAGCAGTAGCTTTGTTAGATGCAGACTTAGGACGAACCATATTCTTACACATCTCCCACTGAAGTATAATATTAGTACCAGCTACAATTACACCTTCGTACCAAACTTCTTTGCTAACTTCCACCTTCTGGAACATCTCATTATCCTCTGGATTAAATGAGTCATCCTTTCTAATTACTTTAGATCCACCATTCTCTAAATTCTTTTTCTTATAGACAAACTTCTTATCTGTCTTATAATTAAAATATAAAAGAGTAACTAACTCGTTAGAGAATATATCGTCTTGGTATTTATATATAACTGGGAATGCGTTATACCACGCACTTCCTGACTGTTGAATTTCTAACAATTCTTCCTCACTGATGTCTGGCTTAATTTTCTTAAGCTCAGTAAAGTGCATCTGTTTAATCTCACCAAAGTAATAGCAGTCAGAGAAGTCAGGCTTTTCTGTATAACTGTAAATCATGTTCGCTGGATCAACGTACTCAACTGATACACCTTTTCCAGGATAGAAGCTATGCTTAACTGCACCAATACCAATCTCAGTCTGATCCTTATCTACCATCTTTCTAACAGTAGAGAAGTCATTCATCTCAAACACTGTATCAATAGCAATCTCTTCAGCTATCTCTATGGACGGCTTGTACTTAAGATTCATGTAAAGAGATAACTCTTCATCGTTCTCAGGAAGCTCATCTGGATTAACATTGAATGCATCAATGCCTAACTGATCTTTTGCCTTCAGTAGTAAATCCTTGGATACCATATCTGCCTCAACCATGTCTTGAAACAAGTTCTTCTTTTCAGCAGACATTACATCTTGAGCTTGAGCCTTAACAGCATAAAGCCTGTCAGACATTCCGTTGACAACTATGTCAACGAACTTAGGTATGATTGGGACAATATCCCAATTTAAATTAAGATACGATAGGTCACCATCTACAGAAATCTCATTCTTATATTTTTGAATAGGTTGCTCTCCACGAGCATAAAGCCTAAGTTTATGAAACTGCCCAAACTGATCGTAGTATCTACAAGATCCTCCCTTACGCTTAAACCATTCATTTTCAATAGCTTTCCCGACTCTTAGTCCGTATTCCATTGTTGCCTTCTCTTGGTCAGAAGCTAACTGATTTGGAAATGGAGTACTGCTTATAATTATCTCTGGGATCTTCATTATTTTATAATACTGCTATTATTTTGCGAGTTGTCGTATCTCGCAAATTTAATCATTATTTTCGACTTTTTGGTCTCTGTCTTGAATAGATGCTTACGTGTAGCCATTATTGCAAGACCAGAACTAATGGATGCATCAAACTTTGTTCTATTGTTTATATCGTATCTAGCCCAATCCTCAAGCGTTCTAGTGAAATACATATTTCCAATTAGGTCTGAATCTCTGTACGTCTCTTCTGTATCAAATCCTACGTACTGTTCTACATAAGACTCTATGCATGCGGCATGGGTTTGCTTAATATCTTCAGATGTATTCGGTATACCACCAATCTCTAACTCAGTCTTACTTAACTGAGCAACATTCTTGTCTGGTCTATTCATAGAGAATCCTCTATACCCTCTATTCTTAAAGTGGTACAGCATCCTTGCCTTGTTGTTCTCAGCTAATATAGGCATGCCATAAAAAACGCAAGCCATAAGCACTTCCTCAAAGAATATATCTGCCGTCTGCGGCCTTGCTACATACTCTAAGAAAAACATATTTGACGGAACCTCTGGATTTAAAGATGTGCCAGTTAAACCATGGAGTGCACCATTAGATCCACCCCCACCTACAACTCCAGATATGTCATAAGGGTCACATCCAAATGCGCCGAACTCCTCATTGCCTGGACATCGCTTCCCGTTTCTCATTACAACATTATTCCTAAAACTCTCTGGTGGAATCCATGACACAAGGAACCTACCTCGTGAGTCAGGGGTCCAAATAACCTCTGTATCTTTCTCTCCGTTTCTCCATGTAAAAGAACCTCTAGTAAGTACCCTGTCTCTTATAAGCGAGTCGTTATAATCTATCTGTTGGTATATCTTTGTGAGATTGAATAATGACTGCTTAGACTCATCTCTAAATGCATGAGACTCAGTTCTAGGATACTGCCTGTAGAATTCATTGAGTGCATCAGCATCATGCTTCAGTGCCTCAACCTCATTCTCCCAATATGTGACAGCACCTACCTTAATGTCTCTACCATCTATACCCATTATTGGAGTCTTTGGATTATCTATAACAGCAAAGCCGTATTCATCAATAAATCCCTCCATATTGTATTCCATCGGAATAAACAGAGAGTATAATCCACTTTTTGTCTGACCGTTAGCATTACGCTTATTAGGATCTGAATCATAATATAAATCTTTGAAGTTTTGTCCACCCTTAGCTAATGCGTTAACAGTTGACCCCATCATGCACTTCCCTACTATCCTACTACCCAATCGAAGACAAGTCTTAGTTACACGCCAATTATTTAATATGTTGTTTG